CTTTATTAAATAGACGAAAACTAACCGAAAAGGTTTAATCCTTACGATTGAAAAAATCGGTTATTTTTTTCTAAAAATAGCGTAACTATTTGATAATTAAGAAATAAGAACAAAATAAAACTAACTTACTCGGCGAAAAATCGGTGAATATATAAAGAACTGCGCATGTAGGCGACATTATTGTTTTGTTTGATTATAGTAATGCAATAACATAAAAAAAAGACGGATCCATGAAATATATCTTTGAATGGTGCGTTATATATATAATAAGGTATAATAATATTAACTAGGGCGTTTCACTAAGAAAATTAGAGAAATGACCAAAAAAAATTATGTTTGTAAAAACAAAGAGTCCATTCAAGAGATTATTGGGTGGACTACTCCAAAATTGCATCAGGCCTCTGAATGCTACGTTTCCTTTAAAGTTTTCGATCCTTGCTACGGAAAGTTGCGCCTAAAAAAGATTATGCTAGGACACATAAAGGGTAAGCGAAATCAGCGAGTGTACGGCGAAGCTCTCATTAAGCGTATTACTCAAAAGCTTCTTGAAGGATGGAACCCTTGGATAGAAGAATCTAATCAGGAAGAGTACGCGTTATTTGCAGATGTATGCGGTAAATACAGAGCATATCTAGCGAAAATGGTAAAAGAAGGTGGACTGAAGCCTGGCACTCGACGCAACTATGAGGGTAAATTAGACTTCCTGCAAAAGTGGTTAAACGGCGACGAACATATTACTTATATATATCAGTTCAATAAAACTCTAATCAGTAAGTTCTTAGATTATGTGCTGGTCGGACGAAATAATACTCTAAGAACTAGAAATAATTATATCGGCTGGCTAAAGTCCTTCTCCAGCTATCTTGTTGAACGAGGGTATGTTCAGAAAAATCCGACTGACGGCATTAATGTAACGACGAAACTGCAGCATAAAAATCGAGACGTTATACCTAACGATGTTCTGCGGCAGCTTAAATCTTACCTTGAGAAAGAAAACAAACACTTCCTGCTTGCATGCTATTTTCTCCACTATCTGTTCGTTCGCCCTGGAGAAATGTGCAGCCTGCGAATCAGAGATGTATCAACAAAGAAAAAGACGCTCTCTCTTCACGGCGCTAACACTAAAAATGGTAGAGACGCCGTGGTTACCATCCCGAACCATGTTATCGAGCTGATGAAAGAGTTAGGTATATTCTCAAGACCTCAGAATTATTATATTTTCGGTAATAATTTTCGACCAGGACTAGAAGCACAGAAGGCTAGAACCTTCTCGCTATATTGGGACAAAAACGTCAGAAAAGCATTAAAGCTAAACGCATCATATAAGTTCTACAGCCTGAAGGATACTGGCATAACTAATATGATAAAATCTAAAACAGACCTGCTGTCTGTTAGAGATCAGGCGAGACATTCATCTGTCGATATTACCAATATATACACGCCGCAAGACTGCAAAGAAGCAAACAGCGCACTTATCGACTATGAAGGCGTATTTTAATATAATGATTGTAGGAGATTTTTCTCCTACAATCCTACTTTCCTACGAATCACGCGGATAGCACTCTACATGTATGCGCCCATCGATGATATACATCTCAAGTTCATAACCTTCGTCGAGCATTTTTGAAATTTCATTTTCCGTTGGAATATCTTTTCTCTCTTCTGTTTTATGATTCAATATTTCGTTTGCCATATTCTTATATTTCATATCAATATTATATCTTTTCCTGAGTTGTATAGACCTATAATGGCCTTTAATTACAAAAAATTTCCATGCTTCCTCGTCTAACTCCTCCTTTATGATTTGCCTCTTCATTCCGTATTCGTTGTAATGACCGAAGATTCCCAGGTATGAATTAACCGACTGAATGGCATGGTTGATGGCTTCAATATCTCCATTTCTGGCAGCATCATTAAGCTTACGTACAGACTTCCTGAAGTTGTTAATGGTATTGTTAACCGAGTATATTCTGTCTCGCTTAATGATAGCTCCCACAAACCTGACACCTTTAGAGTAATGCTGGAAATAAAATTTCTTCTCATTCAGCCGCAGGCCTAAAGATGCAAGCGTCTCCCTTATCATCGGCATCAGGCGAAGGAGCGTCTCTTTCCGTCTCGCCACCAGAACCATATCATCTACGTATCTTACATGGTGCTTGCAGTAATAATCTATCTTCCAATCGAGTTTCGATAACAGGAAGTTAGCAAAGAGCTGAGCAAAGAGGTTGCCGATAGCTACGCCTCTGTCTTCTCCATTCGTGAACAGAGACTTCTCTTTAGGCAGAAACTCCCAGAGATAATCGGCGCTCTTCTTCTCGCAATCCTTCTCGGGATGGTGCATAACCACCATATTGCATAGCCAACGGAGATCTTCCTTGTCATCCCCATGGTAATTCCTTACGATGAAATCATCTACCATCTTAGCAAGAAGCGGCTTATAGATGCTCATAAAGAATCCCTTCAGATCGATCCCCATCACGTAGGCATCTTCTGTATAATTCTCGCTCACTTCCATAATATCCTCCTGAAGCTGCCTGATACCAGCCAGCTGGCCCTTGCCTTTCCGGCAGTTGTATGTACGGTCAGAAAACTGAGACTCAAACAGGGGTTCGAGTCTCAGTGCGATATAGTGGTGGATAATGCGATCACGAAACTGACCAGCGAACACTTCGCGGTAGCGAGGGTATCTAACAACAAAGCAGATAGATTTGCCGATCTTATATTGACGTGAATTGATTTCGTCGAGCAACTGAACGAGGTTACTCATATAGTTCATTTCAAATTCCGTAGCGCCGACTGTTTTCCGCTTATGACGGCGGCAGTCGAAATATGCTTCTAAGAGAATGCTAAAATCTATCATTTTAATATCTGTCTGCTTATATCTTCTTAATTTAATGCTGACACCGGGCGAACATGATTCTTATCCTTAACCTTATTGTTCCAGTTGTTGAGGTTGCCGTCGCCAAAGTTCAGATTCCACGCGTTCGCAGGACTGTTCTCGGTTGACGCCGCAAATTTCTTGTTCTTAACTATATATGATAGGATGCGGCCCATTTAATTAAGAAAGGTTGCTCTCTCGGCTTGACGTATCTCGCCGACCCTGGCTTAAATCACTCAAGCTGTAGTCTACTGTCTGGAACTCATCTCAGCAGCCTGCGCTCTAAGGAGTGATCCTTTCCATGCTGTGCATTGTTTTCCGACGTCCTCTCGCAAACGAAGGAGGCTCGCGAGTCTGTTTGTACCCATTATCCACCTTTGTTCTCCAGCAATATCTATCAAGGTCGATATAACTTCGAGATCGGTTTGAAGTTGAGCGAGATGTTCGATGCGAACACTCAGATCGCTGAGCATATACGCTTTGGCGATATGATTCAGACTATCAATAAGCATATTACATAGTCTGTCTCCAAAAATCGGACGTTGTGACCTTGGAAAATTCTTAACCACACCTATAGTTATATCAAGCATCTGCTTTACATCTAGATATATTCTCGTTTTACTTGCCAACCTTGTCGCTGCCATATTTCCTTGTTTTAAATACTCTACTGGAGATGTCCTCGACTTTAAGGTCGAGGACGATTAACTATTAACAACTAACTATCGTAAAAATGCTGACACCGGGCGAACATGAAGCTTACCCTTAACCTTAGGGTTCCAGTTGAGGTTGCCGCCGCCAAAGTTCAGACCCCACGCGCTCGCAGGACTGCTCTCGGTAGATGACCAGTACCAGCTTGTATCTAGCTGCTGAGCTCCCTTAATGAGTGACAGCGCATAGTTGATCTTTGCTTTATTAGCATACATCATCAGTAATTCCCCCGCCGATGGCAGCCACCAGTATCCGGCGGTCAGACCCTTACCATTACTGTTCGCTCGACTATACAGTCTACAATAGCCTGGAGCGTAGTCAGCAGTATTCGTTACGTGCGAATTGGACGATGCTTTGATGGCGGCATCCGTATGCTGCCGGCCATTAAAATCCAGCATGGCAGCGAGTCGGTTATTCCCGGTAACCTGAGCAGTAAAAGTGTCGTCGTTGCCGTAGTTAGGAAGTTCTGCCTGTACCTCTGCGCTCGACCATGGTAGCGCATCTGCCTGTGTTGGAGCGACAACCAGATGACGGCCACCTTCAAATATTACTACGCCATCCGCTATTTCTCCGCCAGCTTCCAAGCTTGGCCACTGTGCTGGAGCAACCATGAGCGGATATCCATCATCTGCACGATGATACATGATGAAGACGCCATCATACAACTGAGCCATATTCTTTTCAAGATAAGGCTTCATAGTGTTAAGACTTGCGTTAGTAACGGCCTGGCCGTTAGCAGACAGCCAATCGCTGATTTTTCTTGTATTTATAGCCATAATATTATGTATTTTAAATGATTATTACTTATTTTTCTCTTCTACCGATACCGCATTGCTGATAGCGGCATTCACTGCGTCAATGAAGCAGGGAGCGGTGGTGCGTTCAACGAGTTCCTTGATGATTTTCACTTCATCGTCTGTGTACTCGGTGTCATCGTTGCCGTTCCACATTTTCACTGCAAGAGCCTGTCCTGCCAGCCCCAATCCTGCTCCCTGCGAGTAGATGATGTTTGCAATCTGCTTGCGTGCGTTAACTACCTGACACCGATTCTTGTCGAGTGTCATAAATACTTCGAGATGTTCTAACTTAACTTTCATATTAATTTTTACTTTTATGATTATCTATCCGACCAATTCAAGTCATTTACTCCGCTCCAGAAGATACCACGACCGAAATAGGTCTTATCCTCCTGGCTAGGAATAAGTAATTCTGGGTTTATATATACAAGATTTATTGTTTCTCCACCATGAAGTTGATGCCATCCACCGACATCACAGAAATATATACCATTATTGCGGTCATTGGCATTTATTGCCATCCAACGCTTACCTGTTCCTCCAGGTACAAACTCGTAATAATATGTAGCAATTGCTCTAAGAGGAGTGAATACTACTATATCAATAGGACATCCGGACAAAGCTTCATTAGGATTATACAATGGAATTTTGTATACGGTTTTATTGTCATAAGAAACACGCTCTAGAGGCACAGGTATTCTTTCGCTATCGTATCCGTCAGGATAAACTTGCATAACATCCCCAGATACTACTGCCAATGTACTCTGTCGATGCCCAAAGGCTGAACGACACCATACATTACTAGCATAGAAACGCCAACCTCTTTTCGCCGCAGAATTATATCCTTGATTATAAATATCTGCATCAAATGTTATACGGCCAGAACCATCAAAATATATTGAACCAGCGCTTTTATTTCCATCAGAACTAACCGCAGTCAATCTATGAAAAGAGCCTGTCACACCCTTCAGTTCTCCTGCGAATATACCATTAGACGCATATAACGAACCATCTTTCGTTACGCTGAATGGAGCATCAGCCCCATTCGGTGCGCCAAGCCACAGAGCGTAATCATTATCATCACTAACAACCCTAAACGAGCCAAACATTGCGCCACCTGACGGATTGTACAGATTAATCTGATTGCTTCCGAGCATATTGATGGTAGCGTTCTCGGCAAGAAGAAGATGAGTTGCTATTGATTTATATTGGCTCATCTTTGTCCAATGCCCATCAGTCAAACTAGGCGAAGAAGTTGCGTTGTCATACGTTTTAGTGCATTGATACCACTTGCCTCTAACACAAACAACATCAACGTATGCTTCTTCTCCTGCACCCGAAAGATACTTATAGCTGCCCGATTCAAAACCGTCATGTTCACGCATAAGAGCACCTTTTTGCCCTTTGTCTCCTCTCTGAGAGAATGAGATTGAGCCAGTTACTTCTGCTAAAACCTTTGCCATAAGCTGTACTATATAGTTCCTGTTATCGAATACACCGCACCCTTATAGGCTCTGATACCAGCTTCGGTAATCGTAAACGTATTTCCTGATTCGGTGATTGCTGAATTGATAGGCACACCTGCGTTGGAATAGAGCGACATAGAAAATGTTACTCCAGTCTCATTTTCGGTTGAACCTCTCTTGCGCATATATGGCTTATAGACAATTTTGCCGCCTGAGTTTTGAATGAAGTTCTCAGCTACAGGGTTGTTGTTGCCGTCCGTAGGGTTCGGATAAAGAATGTACTCGTCTGATACGTCATTGATAGTCTGTGTGTCGGAAGCATAGAAAACACCAGCCTTCCATGCTTCGCACTTTACGATGATGGACGAATCCACGTCCGTCTCGTTGATGGTAAATGTAGCGGAGGTGCTATCCTGCCTGAGTACCCATCCACCGCTAGCATCTGGCAGATACCACTTGAATGTATATCCAGTAGATGTAGTCATATTGCCGTCCGTAACCTGCGCCTCGACAGTACAGGTTCCACCCTTCTCCGTAATCGCGAAGAGATTCCTGTCTGACGTTGCGATGATGTTCACACGCTTGGAATCAATCACACCTTCGGCTATATATACTGGATACATAGCTTGAAGTTTCACATTTGTGTTTGATATGGATATATCAACCTTACAGATAATAGTGAATGAATCGCCACCATTGATATTGACAAGGTTCTTATTGACCGTAAGGGTCGGATTGCCGCTAGCATCAGACCCCTCCGTGAAATGACCTGCCGCACCGCCAAATGAATTCGTTGAAACGTGCGAAGCATTGAAAGTCAGCGCAACACCTGCGACAATCCACGTTGGGGTGCCTCTAGTGAGGTCAAACGAATTGCCCGCACCCTGTTCCGCCGAATATGCCTGCATAACCAGCTTTGGCTTCGTTGCACCGCTCGCCTCGAAGTTAGGCACAACGTTGGAAGGTGACGCAGGGTTGCCGTCATAATTCTGATACACGTCTCCTGTAGTACATTGCAGAATAGTGTGCAAGGTGGTACCATTACTTGTAACGGTAATCTGTCCTGTAACTGTAGCTTTACTCATTGTTTACCTCACTTTCTTCTTTAGTATCTGTATTTTCGTTACCTGTATTCTCGGAAGACGGATTGCCGCCGCCACCCGAACTGATATTGCCATTATCTTGGGTATCGCCATCGCCGCCGAACTCAACTGGGGTATAGCAGGAGGCAGGAGTATCAGTAGTTCCCTTGATTTCCGCAAGAGCATCACTCTCTACTACAAGTGAGCCGCCGACATTGGCTGCCCTCTCGTTGAGGTTCACACCTTTCACACCATTCAGCTCACTCTGATAGAGCAGACAGTTTCCGTCACTTGTCATTGTCAGCGGTACTCCGCTTTTGATAATGGTCTCTGCGACCTGCTTAGTTACCTTAACGTAGTATTTCATAATTTTGATTTTTTTAAAAAGTTAAACACTATCCGTTATTCTCGTCAATCTCCCTTGATATGATGTATTTTCCGCCCTCATCCACAAGGGCATTTCCGTTCTCGTCAACAATCAGCTCGTAAGCACCTCGGTCTTCGATAGACAGACGAATGCTCTTCTTAGCCTCAAATGGGCACTGGAATGTCTCGCCATAACCTAACGTCTCTGCACTCTGCGTCATTGTAGTAACACCATTATTTGTGCTCTTGCCGTATGTTATCTTCTGCCATTTTGCTCTCAGCACTTTTTTCCAAACGGATGGTTCGATAACTCCATTGTTGTCGCTGACAATAGCTCGGCAGGCAACTGATGTCGCATCTTCATTGAGTCCGAAGCCATCGCCGATGAACTGAGCCGTGAGCGGCGGTATGGTTCTATTGATGTACGTAACCTTCCGAGCATCAGCATCACGGGGCGAGGAAGGAATACTGCCGCTATAGATATAGCACGCTCTCAACTCATATCCGATACCTTCGCCTATCATATCACAATCAATAGTGATAGAGGAAATCTGCCCGTTTGCACCCTTGGTCATTGCCGTAATCTCGTAATTCTCGGCATCGTCAACAGATGATATAAGCTGCTTCGTACCGTTGTCAAGAATGCGATACCACCATATTCTCGTCTTGCTGTCTGCTGTCTTATCCTTAGCTCCAACCATAATCTTGGCGGTAAGAGTTTTAGATGCAGCGTGCTTGATAGGATTCCACAGCACTGTAGGTGGACTATCAAGCATAATCTCAGCTCTCGCATTGGTACAATCTTCAAGATAGAGAGCCTTGTTAGCCACGAACGTGTACTTATATCCGCAAACTGGGTCTGTCCAGCTTCCTTCAAATCGCATTGTTCGTGGCTTGCCTAGAACGGAGTTCTGCTTGATATAGAGAGTTCCCTTATCCGAACCTTCCCTCACAGCTTCATATCCAGCCTTCACACTTGCATTCTCACTTGTAGCTACTACCACGATGCCGCTAGATGTCACCTCCGACCACTTGAATGTATCCAACTGACTATTGGAGACAGGTGTTTCTCCTGGGTTATCGGGGTCGATGAGATGGCAGGAAGGAAACATCGTGCAAGGTCGAATGGTGAAGTCGGGCGAGAATGAGCCTTCAATACCATCATACTGCTGTCTGTTGATGATATTGCCAACAATCTCTATGTTGCAGGATTGAGAGTAAGCCGTAGGCTGTATCTCCATCATCTTGTCAACACTAACCGCTAATTCTTTAGCCATATTCTATTTATTTTAAAAATTCAACATTAATCAGAAACTAACACTCACATCTTCGGAATACATCGTCTCTCCATCCCTGATTTCGGCATTACATCGGAGTGTCACACTACCTATCTTGAATGCAGCACCGCCAAGGTCTTCATAGGTCAAATCAACCGACAATCCGCAGTTGGCGTGAGAGAGTGCCCATTTATTATCTGCCGTTGGATTTCCGCTGTCTCTAGTCCATACAACATTGACCATGGAGTCGGTCACGTCTTGATTGTAGAGCCTTCCGACTACTGATAGAGTAGTGAATACTTTCCAAGAGCCATCAGTATTCGTTGCCATCAAGTCGTTGAGACGGAAGTTCCACAGCTTCGATGATAGCATTTCGAGCGTGAAATAAGGGTTGCCTTCAACGAACGCCCAAGCGGTAGATGAGTAGGTTGGCGGCTTTGTTGTCTTGTCTTCTAAACACTTCCACTTGCACCCGAGGTAATAGACGGTATCAATCGTTCTGTCACCATTGCGGTAAGGATTATCGCCTTGCGCAACAGCCAAGCTCCACACACCTCTGTCTCTTGTCGTGTAGATTGGGTTGCCCTGATAGTCTATCTGCTGGAATGATGCAGCCATCATCCACTTAGCATAGAACGCTCCATCACGCTTATTGGCAGTAGGGAAGTCTTGAAAGAGGAACGATAGTGCATCTGGCAGCTTACCCATCGCAAGAGAATAATTCGTCTTGTCAATGATAGGCTTTGTAACGTGGTCGAGCCATACAAGCAACCCCTCAGACGATGATATATACCAGCAGCTCTGTCTGTCTTCGTCCACCGCATTTCCCCATCGTATCAATCTTGCCAGCTCGCAAGGTGGATAGTTCTTCTTGCTAGGACATTCATTGTCGGGATAGCATACAACTGTGATGGTGTTCGTTACCGTATTGACCGAGAGTACTCGCAACCACATATCGTAATACTTGCCGTTCTCTGCCAGAGTATTGATGGAAGCTAAGACAACATCATTCTCCTTGAATGCCGTAAAGTCGTTATCCCATCGCTTCTGCAACTTCAAATCATAGGTTACATTACCACCCTCCGTTGCCGCAGGAGTCCCCATCACCGACTCAACTATACCGCTCTCGGTAAAAACGAAGTTACTCTCCATCGCCGTCTGGCGGTTGACGATAAGCTCCTTAGCGATAATGGAACTGCGAGACGTAATACTCTCGAACTCAGCGTTTCCACGTTCATCGATACGTCCTCCCGAACCTGTAAGTATTCCAGGAATAAAACCACCAAACTGTGCACCTGAAAGAAACTTGATCAGAGCGCTTGCCGTATCTTCGATATCCTTGCGGAGAATCTTCCTGCTAGCCTTGCCATTTTCAGAAAAATCATCGGTTTCATCGGCATATCCTGCCTTGATTTTCTTGTTGAGATAGGTAATATATCCGTTGAATTCCGATAGTGCGTCCAGCACATCGATATTCTTATGACTATGACCAACGCCACCTCCGCCAGTATAAGAATCGGACAGTTGCCCTACAAAGTGGGTAAAGATAGCTGCCAGCGTGGTTACTCCCCACTCTTCTGAATATGGGTTCTGAACCGGGAAGAGAGCCCCGCTACTGAGCGTCAGCCTTGAGCATTCAACAAGTCGCGGGGCGATAGTAAAATTTCCCAGATCCGGCAGCTGAATATCCAGCTGCTTGAAGCTTCCTACTTCCGAGCGCGAAATATTCAGGTACGGACGGGCATCTGAATATTTATAGGTGAAGGTGTAGTTCGAAGGCAGCTCCTTCGCCTCGTAGTTCACGTCACTATCGGTAACGGTTATCTTACGAAGAGAATTGCCATGGTAAACATACTTACCCAGAGACGGGAAGAAATCGAGCATCCACAGGCGCTCCTTTTTGTCCAGGAACCCGGTATTCTTCTTAAACTTGCGGGTGGTATCTACGCGATATTCCTCAGAGTCTTCCTCTATTTCTGCCACATTGTGGGTATGTTCTGCAGTATTTTCGCTGTTGCCGTAAGCGCGGAAACAGTCTACACCTCCCAACGAATTTTCGAAGAGGAACCACTCTTCCTCCTCGCTCTTCATATCGCTGGCATAGTATTGCTGTACGTAGGTAACCCGCTCTCCAGCCTGCTCTACCCAGATTTCGTAAACATGGGGCAGAATGTCATCATCGCCTAATAGTTTGACGATGATGGCGTATTGTACCGGAACAGTATATACCTTTCCTGCCTCCAGGCTTGCCAGCGTCAATACCTTCTCTTCATAGCCGTGTCCGGCCGGTATATATGCCTTACACTTCACCTCGCTAGCTTCAGCTGCATAGTAAGTGAGAAATTCCGGAGAGTAATAGGTTACCCCCTTCGTCTGCGGTTGCCAGGTGAGGAAGTTGGTTTTCAGAAAATTTGCTGCCGAATCTGCCAAACGGTCTACTCCGGCACGTATCACGGAGAAGGTGAATTCCTTCTTGCTGCCTTCGCTGCCAACCTCGTAAACCGTTGCCGTAAAGGATTTCATGATGTTCGGCTGGATATAAGGTTCAATGCTGTCCTTCACCTCGAAACTGAGCAGAGGAAGGATGATATCCTTGACGGACACCGTAATTCGGTTCTTATCGTTCGGCGTATAGGTATGCTGAACGATGTTTGTGCTTGAGCCTCGATACCGTAGGGCGAAAACCACATCTGTCTTCGAGCCGCAGTATATCTCGAAGGCATTCATGGAGCCTACCATGCTCAGAGCATCTGGATATAATAAAACCTGTATCATCTTAAAATAGCTTTGGTCATATTTGCAAAGTTAAGATAATACAGGTATATAACAAAGGACAAAACCCTACGAAATCGGTATGCATTCCAACCAGACGGTCGTACAATGATACACCCATTTACTGTGACGGAACATCGTTGCGTGTCGGGTCTTCTGGCTTACGTATGATTTCTGCAGGCCATACTTCTGGCCAACGTACTCAGCTGAAGGGAGAGGAGGATAGATAATCTTGAATGTGCGGTCCCGGTTATCTCCGGAATTCCTGTAATCACCCTCAGATACCTCTACCGTCTCTTCGAATCCGAGCCACTCATATTTGCAGTTCATCGCCGGCATTATGGCTTCCAGCCTCTTCGCCTCGCTAACAGGAGTAGTGAGAGCGATGGTTCTGAGCTCGCTTTCCGTTGGTTCGCTCTTTCCTCCGAGGGTAAACTTCAGCTTGTTGAAGAAGAAACTCACACCTCTGATCACAACCTTTGCGTAAGAAGGAAGGTTCTGCTTCTGCGACTGGGAGAGGAGCAGTTTTACCTTGAGTTCCTGGAGTGAATTTCTGAGCAGGAGATCATACTGCCGGTAAAACTTCTCAAAGATGCCATCCTCGCCATTATATACCAGGGAATAGTCGAACAGTTTCCGGGGTGTAGGATTTCCTGGCCGATGCGTACCAAATTTATCAGAAACTGATACATGGATATCGTATGCCGTCACGGTTCCGCAAGGCATGTCATCGGTTCCCATGTATGGGAAGGCAAGCATGACTGGAGTTGTGACTGCATCTTCGCTGGTTTCTGAGTTGTCTTCCGTTGCCACCTTCATCGAAGAGTTGAGCGTAGCGTAATCTCCGATATACAGCCATCTGCCCATATCTCTCGTGATAGTCTCTCCGTCCGCTTCCTGTTTATACTGCAGCATTCTTACTTCCGGTATCATCTCCGGTATCTCCACGTCTTGCGTATCAATATCATCTTCGCCGGCATCATAACTCTGGGAACACTCCCCTATTTTGGCTTTCACCTTATAGTTGCCGGAAAATCCGTCCTTGTAGAAACAGCCTTCTTCGTTACTGAAGTAGGCGCCAGAATTATTCGCTATCATATCCTTGATATTGTCATAGCTGTCTTCTGCATCGCTATCTACCTGGTGTTTCGCACGCAGGACCACGCGCTTGTAATCGGATGCAGTCTTATAAGATAAGGTAGGCTCTTCGGTCATCTGACGGGTGAGATCCGCAACTGGAACGCTATCTACCGCATCTCTCAGGAAGATGATATCTGCAGTATGTGTTCCCTCGTCAGACACGAACTCACAAAGAAACTTTTTCCGAAAAACTGAGAGGAAACCTGATACCGACACGTCCGGAAGAAGATCCTCGATGCGGATATGTCCGTTCACCATCACGTCTATCACATTATTAAGCAACACCATCTTGTTGAATGGTTCCGTCTTGGTAAAGAAATTCTCCTTGAGGTCATAACCGAAGTATTTAAAAACACGCTTGAGAACGTAGTTGGCACGGATGAACGGGGATATATAATAGCCCTTATCCAGACTGATTGGTATCTCGTTTACATATTCCGTATCCGGATATGCGTTCCAGAAGGTATTGTACCACATGTTGCAGAGAACTAATCCTTGTTCTTCCGGGGCAGTCACATACTCGTAGCCGCCACCTTCCTTGTATCTCCAGTACTTGGCATTAGGAAGTTTAGTTCTCATGCCCAGCTTGTTCAGTATCTTATAGGTATATCCCTTATCCATGCCAGAATCGTCGGTAAGCAGAACCGGGAAGATATCATAGTTCTCGTTCTCGCCTCCTACGAGAGATCTGCAGAACCTGATGCACTCATCTACGGTTGTGCACCCCGGTATCATCTCGTCCTTGAAGATGCTCTTCAGCTTTACGTTCTGTATCTTCGAGTAGAAGGATCCGTCGTTGATATAGAATGAAGAGGAGATGTTTCCCTTGTGCTGTGCCGAGAGAACAATCTGCCTACATTGGGCGAAATACTCGCCGTCTTCGATGCTTACGTTCGTAGCCACCATCTTATCCCTCATACCGAAGGTATCGGGATAGTTCAGTATCATGCGGTTGTAATCGCTTGCCGGAATATCCAGCGGGGAGGTCGTCTCCCCGTAATCGTTGAAGAACGGGTTGGTACGTTCTACCTCCAGCTTGGCGGCTTCGCCAAGCTGGTAGGTCTTTCCTTTATCCAGATTTGTTATTTTCATGTTCAGAAGATTTTATTTTTTAGCAAATTTTCTCGCCTGGTTTCGCAATTCCTGCTTGGCGTCCAGATCCGAGAGTGATACAAACGAGCGGATTCCGTCTCTCTTGAGCTCTCTGAGCAGTTCCAGGAGCTCGTCATTATTGCGTCCCGACGTAGCATTTCCTGCATCGCGATGCGCAGATTCCTGCGTCCGGACGTAAAAATCTGCCCCTCCCGGAGCGATTTCCTGACTGATCCGGGCAGACTGCCGGGCGATGCTTCCACCCAGCGCCCTGCCCTGCATGGCCATCAGATACTTGCTCATATCGAAGGTTCTTATCTGTCCGGCACGCTGGGCTGCATCCATCAGGTTGATGAGCGGAGCGATGGTAGGGTTCTCCAGGGCTGCATTCGATGCCACCCACTCCTTGCTCCTGCCTCTAGGTCCCTCGCCTACGATAACGGTAGGATGATCTACGTACCCGCGCTTACCTGGTGCATACTCGGCGTTGAAGTGTTTGCCATCCTGCTCGCGCTCTACGTCGATGCGTCCGCCACTCTCGCGTCCGCTTGCCACACGGGAACCGGCAGAACTGGTTCCGCTAGCTGATCCGTTGAGGGTCATACGCTTCACCTTCTGGCGCTCAGCATTTGCTACAGCCAGCTGGGCTGCACCGGTCACACCCATCAGGGCTGCAGCAACACTTCCGGCAATCGGACCCAACTCGCTGTACGCCTTCATGATAGATACTGCAGTATTAGAGATAATCTGAGCTACCTGCATGGCGAAGTTTACGTCAGCATACTTTTTCTGTATCTTCAGCTTCTCGTTGGCTTTTTTCTTCTCCAGTTTCTCCTGGAGTGCCGTATTGCCCTCGGCAGCCTTAATCTCTGCGTCATACTTGGCGTCTACATTCGCCATCTCGGCATTCTGCAGCGAAGTCACGGCATTACTGAAGAGGTTTGTATAGTACTCCGCCTGCTTCATGAAGGACTCTTTCTTCAGTTGCTGCACTCTCTGCTCATGTTCCTGCTGAGTGATATACTGGTTGTCGAGTGCCTGCTGAAGTAATTCCAGTTGACGGTCGTATTCACTCTGCTGGTCGAAACCGAGAGCCTGCCTAGCCTGCTTTTTCTTTTCGTCCTGTTCGTCAAGCAGTTCTTTTTGTTTCGTGATATACTCCTTCTCTATCTGAGTCTGCACATCTTTATATGCCTTCTCCAGCTGTGCAGTATCTTCCCCGTTCTGCTTGGCCATATTGAGCGCAGCCTGATAATATCCCTTCAGCACTTCCAGTTTCTGGTCGCGTTGCTGCTCCAGGGTCAGTTCCTGCTGCGTCTCCCCTTGCTCCATCACCTTTGCCAGGGCATCCTGGTAAGCCTGTTCTACTGCCACCTGCTGCTCGAAATGAGCCTGTTCTGCAGCCCGGAGGTTCGCCTGCTGTTTATCCTGGAGCGCTTTCTTCTTTGCGCCATCCGCAATTCCGATGTTCTGCGACTGCTCGCTATACGAGGTTTCGATGGCGAGGATGTTGGCGGTATGCTGGGTCTTCAGAGCCTGCATGGCGAGATCGTACTTATCTTGAGACACCTTCTTCCGAGCGAGAGCCATGTTCCAGTTGTTCACATCCTGCTGATAGTCCTGGTTGGCTGCATCGATATCTGCCTGTCGGTTTTCAGAAAATCTCTTCGATGCGATATCATCGGGGGCAGGCTGTGTAGTGGTAGTATTTACGGTTCCGGTATGGCCGCCGCCACCTTTTCCGCCGCCACCACCTCCGATGCCGCTGTCCGGAACTTCCGGCTCTGAAGACTCCTTCACGGTCTGCTGCCTGATACCCTCTCCGAAGGCGCCTGTAATGGCATTAATCTGCGCATCGAGTTGTTTGATGCTATTCGATATCGAATTGACCTGCGACTGGAAGTGACCGACTGCATCGCTCTGTGTGTTACCTACCGCGCCCCAGGATGTGGTATAAGAAACACCTTGTGCTGATTTTGCGCCGGAAAGGTTCTTCTTTGCGCCGGCAAGTTTAACCTCCAGCTCAGCACGCTGCTCGGCAAGACTCTGTATCTGCTTCTTAGCGCCCTGTACCTCATAGAGTTTCACCAGATTGTTGATGTAAGCCGTCAGAGCCTTATCCGATGCCCTGAACTTCTTTGTTGTCTTGTCGATGGTAGCATTATATTGAGGAACTATCTTGTTGAGAGCGTCCACGGCCTTGTATCTTTCGTCCATGGAGAGTTTCTCGTCTTTCGCCACCTTTATCAGGTTCTCCAGTTTCAGTTTTTCCTCCACCACCTGTTTCTGTGCCTCTGCCCTGATATTGTTGAGTGCCTTCTGTGCCAGCGTTGACGCATCGGCTGCCTTCTTCATATCCCAGAGCTTCATGGCGAGGAGAGCTACTCCTGCAGCAATCAGGCCGAAGACGCTTGCCTTCATGGTGGCGTTCATCGATGCCCATGCTGCCTTTGCCTGGGTAACCCTACCTGTAAGCAGGAGGAAGCCCGCCTGCAGAAGTTTCATGAGTCCGGTTCCGGTAGCGCAGATTACGTTCCATGCCTGCTGGGCTGCAGCAGCACCCTTGGTTACAACGATATTCGTCTTGATGGCGTTGCTGGTGGCAATCGCTACAACCGTGAAGGCTGTGAGCAGAATGCCGAGCGTCTTTACCACGCCCTGATGCTTTACACACCAGGAAATGAGACTGATGGTGTTCAGCTGCATATCTGCATAGGCATCATCCCATTGTTCCTTGAGCGGGAGGATTTCGTCTCCCAGAGCCTTCTGGGCGTTCTGCAGTTCTACCGTCTTCTGGGCTGCCCGGTCGGCTGCGCTGATATAGGTCTCTCCTGCCGCAGCCAGCTGGGTATCTACAATCTCTGCCACAGCCTTCATGAAGTCGCCCGTCTCCTTGGTCTTCTCCGAGATTTCTGCTGCAGAGATTCCCAGGTTATCGAGGATCAGAGGAGATTTGCGGCCGAGACCGGTCACGATGCTGTCGGTCATGTAGTCTACCGACTGACCCGTCTGCTGCGCCTTCAGCTGGGCAAACTCCAGATACTTGCCCAGGTCTTCCAGCGGAATACGGAAATCGTTAGCCTTTACGGCAGCCGTCATCAGCTGCACATCGTTTACGGTTCCCTTGGTTGCCTTGCGGAGGTTGTCCAGCAGGTTCGGGTTATCCATGGCATTAAAAGCCTTGGTAACACCATCTGCCTGTTCTGCCATCTCTACGCCAGCCCTGGCAGATTCCAATACGAAATCTTTCAGTTTGGATGCCTGTTGGCCCAAAAGGCCTGCGAGCTTTGTTGCCATGGTTCCTAGAAAGATTCCGTTCACCTGGTCACTTGATGCAATCTCGCCAAAACTCTTGGCGTTCTGCTTCAGTTCTGAGATACGGGAATTCACGTCCATCAGGCGCCGTTCCAGTACACCATAAGCCTCCGGATTGAGCGACTGCACGGTATTATCCAATTCCTTCTGCAGGCTCTTCTGCTGTTTCTTCAGCTGCACCATACTCATATCCAGGATATTAATCTGACTAGTCTGCTCGCCTATCCGGCTGGTAAGCGTGCGAATCTCCTTACTGGTATCGGAGTACTGCTTCTTCAGGTTCCTGTAGGCTTCCGTCTCTTTTCTTCCGGCTGCCTCCAGGCTGATCATCTGGCTGAGTCGTGCCTTATTCTCTGAGCGCAGCTTCTTGCTCTGCTGCTCCAGGGTGTAGATGGCTTTCTGCGCATCGGCAGTTTTCACGTCTACGGTATATCGGATTTCGTCTTCCGTTAAATGTTTGTTTGCCATGTGTCTTATGATTTTTGTGGGTTGAGTGATTGTTCCAGTTCCTGACGTATACTGTTCCGTACTTCGTCGTTGAAGCCATAGCGAAGCTTAGGGAATGTTTCGTGATACAGCACGCCCCAGACCACGCGGTTATAGAGCGCGAGGTTCCTGCGCTTGAACTTGCTGATGCGGTCGTTGCGCTGCCGGTACTGCATATCCAGAAAACGGAGATAAGGAAGGATGCGCACGAAGATGGTGCGGTTCTCGCCCGAGATCTGACTGTCGAACGAGTGAGCGGAAAGCGTGGTGAGCAATCGGCCGGTACGGCGCTTGTAATGATTGCGCACCACGTTCTCCTGAGTGGAGTATATCTTCAGGATACCTGCCTGAAGAGTCTCGTGAACGAATTTCTTTTTAACAAGACTGTCTGTTACCATATTCTTTATACATTACTAATTAATAATGCAAATATAGTAACAGGCAGACGAAGGGCAAAGGACTCTTATCTGAATATTGCCTTATAGATAGGAATACCCAGCAGAGGGGTGAGCATGGTGCAAAGGCTGAGGTAAAACACCCATAACACGGGATTGCAGGAACCCACAACAAACGGGCCCACCACAAGCGCGATGACGAACGATGCAAGCATAACGAAATCGAAAAAACCCATAATCTATATATTTTAATGTGTTACTAATTCTCGGGTGCAAAGATACACCACTTTTTCTGAAAAACCAAATTTATGCTCCAGAAAAAATGGCCACCCTCACGGGCAGCCATCCTTAATTAGAGATCTGACTTTAAATTAAAGCTTTATTACATGATAGACTAGAAAAACTATTTTCTATTTCCCTGAGAGCATTTTGCCCAGCTTCTCGTGCATCTCCTTGAGCTGTTCATCGGTAATGCCCGAGATATACATGCCGTTCAGGCTGAGCATGTGTTCATGTGCTGGCTTGCCAGCGTTCATTACCTCGCACTCCTCAAAGATAGGGTGCTTTCTTTCTTCTGCTATGTTGGCTGCAACCTTATCTGCAGCATTTTTATTCTGATTTTCCATAATCTGCTTAAAAATTATTTGTTACTATCGTTATTATTCTACTCCTCCATCTTTAGGCCTTGATCGGCTCCATCCTTCCGGGCACATTTGCTGAGAGTCTTCGGCAAGATTTGCCCCCCAGAATTGCGGTAAGCCTCGAAAATCTTGTTCCGCTCGTTCTGAAGTTGCAGGTTCTTCATGGCATGCTCGCTTTTCAGTTTAGCATACTTCTCATTGAATTCCTTGTTTGCCTTGCTGAGGGTCTCACGGATATTGCACTCAGTCTTCTCAAACATCTCCTGCTGACGGTTGACCTGAATCTTGTATTCCAGCTTTTCCGTCTGAAGCCTACGGTTAGAGACCGAACAGAAGGTCTTCTGATCGTCAAGGTCCTGCTGAAGTTCTGCGCGCTTATGCTCATACTCCTCACGTTCCTTATTAATAGCCTCGGTGTTCTTTACTAGCTGAGCATGGAATATCTCAGTTGTCATTATCTCTTTAGCAGTTTCTACTGCTCCGTCCAATACGGTCTTGATATCTTTTTCGTTACTCATTTTAATTTGAATTTAATTTTTTCATAATTCTTTTTGTGTTAAAATTCTCACGGTGCAAAGGTACGAAATCTTTGCTGTGCGTCAAAGGACAAACATATGAGTGATGTTTGGCTATTTTTCACTCATTTCTTCTACCGGGCGCCAATATACCGCGAAGGTGTTGCACTCCATGAAGCAGTCGGCATCGCTATCCTCGGTCCAGATGAAAGGAATGCCGCCATCATAGCGCATTCCGTCTGCGAGCATTACGCTCTCGTGGTGGTCATCGGGCGTGCGGGGATCATGGAACCTTACCTTGGCTCCATTCTTGAAGCCGGCAGCAACCTTCAGAAACTCTCTCGATTTGAAGATATACATCCTGTTCTTGGAAATCACGAACTGCAACAGACCGCTATGTGTCATGTGGCATACCTGTTCGCTCAGCTTCAGACCATCTTCGTGAGAGATAGAATTGCAATCCTCAAAGCCTACACGGGTAATCGTGACGTCAGGATAGAACATCTTGTACTCGGCAAGACGTTCCGCTACATCTGTAAGCATATCAATCTTTGCCATAACTACATCACCTCCCCTCCCATAATGAAGCCACCTAATACAGCTACTGCCATGAAGGCGAAGAAACCCGCCATGGTCATAGCTACTTCGCCATACGTAACCGTCTCCTCACAAAGGTAGGAGAAGGTCTCGCTCTTGGTCTTGGCGAGCTTCCTGATTTCACACTTGAGGGCCTTCATGCCCTCCTCTACGCTGATGCCTGCAGGGCGCACCTGAGCATCACTAATTAAAATAGAATTCTGCATATTGCATCGTCTTTTAAGCATTAACAGCCGATTGTACAAAAGGGTGGCGGCTGCATTCCCCGTTGCTTAAAAGACGATGACTTATCCGAGAGGACTAATCAAATCTTACGGTTCATGCAGCCGCCATTTATTGCGAGAATTATTTCTCCAGTTAGGAAAATATATTTTCCCAGTTAGGAAAAATACTTTTCCCGATTAGGCATAAAAAAAGCCTGCAGCCAGAAGCCATAGGCGAAACGGTCGCCCTGCCGGATAGTCTACTATCGTCTTTTAAGCGTTGGCAAAGGTAAGAAGAAAATCCGGAACCGCCAAATAAAAATCGGGAAATTTTTCTCACGATGAGAATAATTAACACTTAAATATGCTGTAGAGCATAAAAATGAGGGGTTTGGGGAATGAAAAGCCCCGATGCGCTGCTGCACCGGGGCTGATGCGCCACAAGGCTATGGCGACTTCTGTCTTATGGGGAACGATGGCCCCAGCCTCATTATATCCTGTCCGCTGCAGCACGCAAGCGATTGGAAACATCGCAAAGTGCTCCACGGAGCATAACCTTCTCCTCTTCGGTAAAACCGCCTACACCACCATTCCCGTCAATACCATCGAGCTTATGATAAAGCCATGATGCCGATTTCCCGAAATAGGTATGTGCTATCTCGCGCCATGATACCGTCATCTGGATATCCTGTATGCGCTGCTTTACTGTGCTGTCCTTAGCCTGCTTCATTGTTACTTCCATAATCTTATGCTTTTTAATGCCCTCCCCGAAGGGAAGGCTGTTGTTAATACTTGGTGTAATACTCTGGTGGCTCAATCATCTCATCAAACAGCTGCTGAGCGTACCATAATAACTGTGGGTTACCTCTAGGGTATGACTTCCGGAAATTTCTGATAGCTTCTATCAGTTCTTCCTCTTTTTCTGTTACTAAAATCTTCTTCATATCGTTTTATTTTAAGACAATGCAAAGATACTACTATTTTTCGTAGTAGCCAAATATTTTGTACGAAAAATCGTAGTATTAACTATGTTTAAGCTTTCTGTATGTGAAAAGGTAGAAAATGAACGGGAAAAAGTGTATCTTTGCAGAAAAGAAATGTTTCACCTATTAATATATATAAGGTATGGAAAAGATAATAACCGGCAAGGTTCGCAAGAACCTGAGCGAGCACACAGCCCGCATCATCCTGGAGCGCTCAGACAGAATGGCAAGCAGCACGCTGGAGCAGCTCCGCAAGTCTACCGACCGCGCCTACACCATGACAGGGTTCCTGCTCACGGTGTTCATCGCCCTCACGGCGTTTGTATTCTCCAGCCCGTCTTTATGGCAGCTCTCTACCGCTGCTGTTCTATGGGCAGGCATCTTTATTGCGCTATACATTATGATAAATCAAGTTCTATGGATTCACCCTTTCAGGCATACAGGCAACGAGCCCAGGAACATGATACAGGAGGAGAACATCGACAGGCTTCTGAAGAATGGACATAACCAGGAAGAGATGAACGCCATATACTCCGTCAACACCCTGCTCGATGCCATCAGCTATAACCAGGAAATCATCGACCGCAACAGGAGTATTCTTGCCAACCGCTGCGACCATATAGAAAAAGTAATGACGGTGATCAAGTGTACTGTTATTGTCGCCACCATCATCACCGTCATCTCGTTTCTAGCCTCTGCTCTGGGGATGTATCACGGTACCGCCATTTGAGCGGTCGTCTCCACCTCCACGCTGAGGAATCCAGTCGTCATCGTCTATTGGTTTCATAATCATAAAAAAGGGCTCGTGCATCCGGAGAGCAGTCCTTCAGCACGAGCCACACAGCTGTATTTCTTTTCACTTGTTATGCACAAACTCTGCTCAATCTGCACACAACCTTAGTTCAATGTCATCATTACGCCTGCAAACGTACTGTAGAACTGGTCTATCTATCAACATACCAGCATCTAAATCTCCTTTTATTCTTTTTGTTTAGAAGGTGTCCCCGGCACGGAATCGTGTCGGGGACGATGTGTGAATAGATAACCCTATGATAACTGCAAAGAGCTAATGCGTTGTCCAATCTCCTGGACGGCACGATTGAAAATATCTTTCTGCTCGGAATTGAGCGTATAAACATGACCACGAACCTCTGAGCCATTGAGACGCTGAGAGAGCCATGCAGCGCTTTTACCGAAGTATTTCTGTGCGATGTATCTTAGTGGAAGCAATTTATAATCTGTCTCTGTAAGCTGCTCACGCAAAGTGGCAACCTCCAGCTTCAGGTTTGCTACTCTATCTACAACCACCTCACTAATATATTTCTTATCCTCCTCCGTAGCATTTGCGCTGAGATAGCGATGAATCTCGTCTCTGCGCTCTTTGCTCTTGACATCCTGCTTGCTAGCCAATGCCATATACTCTGCCATTAATTCTTTAATATTCTCCATATTCTTATATTTATATTGTTTAAAGAACCTCCCCCTAGGGGAGGACTTTTTAGTTTTTTCTTTGCTTGTAGAGCTTAGAAAGGTCTGCGAGTCTCAAATCAATCTGTCTCTCGTAATCGAAGACCAAGTCTTTCAGTTCGAGAAGGGCCTTGATTTCGTCTTCCTTTCTTTTAATTTCTTGCTCTAACTCTTTTTGTGTCATACGCTTAAAATTAAATTGTTAAACATCTAGTTATCTATTCACGATGCAAAGATACATAAAATTCT